CAAATAAACCTAATGATTTATTACCACCATCAGTTAAAGTTTTAGTCATTTCATCTGCTTTTTGTACAGCAGCATCTAAACCTAATTTTTGTGATAAAGCTCCTAAACCAAAAGCACCTAAAAGACCTTGAATTCCTTTTAATCCTGCTGTAAATAAACTTTGGGATTTAAGTAAGTTTTTGTTTCGTCGTTCTTGTTCTGCCTCTATTTCTATTTGAAGCATTAGCTCTTCTTCAAGATAGTCTAGGTTTTGTTGCATGATTTGAGATTGTTGTCCCAAAACCATATATTGTTTTTCCTCAGTTGTGAGGTTCTGCATTTGGGTAGCTAAGGATTTATTACGAGAAATTAAGTTTTTAGCTAATTTATTAGCTTCATCATTTAAACCTTTTGATCTTAAATCTTGTAATTTTTTAGTATCTTTAGCTATGCCTGCTTCTTGGTTTCGAATAAACTGAACTGCTTTTTTACCTTCTTTACCAATGTTTTTTTCTAAGGTTTCTCTCTGTAAAGCTAATTTATTCTGGATGTCTTGGTTTTTAACAATTTCTCTTTGAACATCTTTAGCAGATTCAAATGATTTGGAAATTGCTTGAGTGTTTTTAACTACTTCTTTAGATAAAGCGGCACTTAAATTATCTAACTCTCCTTTTTCCTTAGTCAATTTAAGGATGAACTTCATCTGATCTGCAAGCTGTGTTGCTAGATCTAGTTGTTCACTTAAGGATTTTTTGCTTGGTTCAGCCATATGTAATAAATATTAAAGGGCATCATTTTTTGATGCCCTGTGATGGATTATTTAAGTCTATATTAGTAGTAGCAGTGCTTTTACCTTTACTGTTTGAAGCACTATTGTATGCTTTTTGTTGTGCTTCATTTTCCTGATTAATTGACTCACTTATAAATCGGTGAGTAATATTTCTTAACCAAACAGGCATATCATAAATAGTTTCATAATTATACCCACCTCGTCCATGAAATACTATCTCATGTATTTGTTTAAATAAATTAAACCTATACTCTTGCGTCAGGCCAAAAAAACTGGATCTGTAATGGAATAGTGACCTCCTCTTCACCGTTAGCTCCATTGTGTATAAAGGTCATTTTAATATCAGGACTAGTTTGTTTAATGTGGGTTCTAAAAGCAGCTGAATCTTTAGCTAAAAAGTAATTATCTACAAAATCACGAATTGTTTTTTTATCTTCTTCACCATCAACGGCTATAATTTGATGTTTTAACTTAGTTGATAATTCTGGTGAAACGTTTTTGTTAATGCGTTTAAGACCCTTTACTTCGTTATCAATGGTTTTTTCATCCTTACCGGTCAACAACTTATAAGTAATTTCAGTTCCGGTAGCTGGAAGAGTATATTTGAATGAGTTAATTCCTTTTGTTATTACTGATTCATCTAAATCATTAGAAGGCAATTCGGATAAGTCTACAGTAATTTCTTCATTTTCGTAAGTAAAAGAATAGTCTTTACCATAACCTAAAACACGAGCAGCAATCATAATTGCATTTTTATCTCCTACTAATAAATCATCAAAATCAAATTTAGTAACAATAAGAGATTGAAGTAATTTATCAATTACTACTCCTTGTTTAATATAATTTTGGTTTGTTAAAATATCTTCCTCTTTAGCTGTCATGTACTTCATTTCAACTTGACCAGAAGATAAGGGATGTCCTTCAGGATACAATAAACCTTTTGAAGGCAAATCTACCATTTCGGTAGGAAATTTAAATTTTTTTTCTTCCATAGATAATTAGTTATAACTTTGTTGTCCTATATAAATATATAAGAAAAAAAGAAGCTCGCAATTTCTTGCGAGCTCTTTCAATATTTCTTTTTAATTAGAAGTTCAATACACAGTAATCCATTCCTAATACCATAGAAATGTTTTGTGCTTCTGCTTCAGTGTCATAGTTAAATTCACCGAAATCAGCAGATTTGATAAAGGCACCTTTTACAACCCACTCAGAAACAATATCACCTACAGGACCTAATACATTAAGAGTTACATCTTTTTTATACATATCAGAATATCCATCACGGCCAGTTACTGATTCATGGTGTAAACGTACCCATTCCATTACGGCTTGAGCACCTGATGGAGTAATGGGATCAAACAAGGTTAAAGTCAAATCATTCCACTTCAATTTACCTTTGATTTTACGATAAACGTTAATGTGGTTTAATACGATTTCTTCTTGTGAAAAACCCATTCCGCTCACACCTTTAATCAAATAGGCAGGAATACCATCAACATAAAGGACAAACCTATTCTTTTGTTTTGGTTCAAAAGCGGTGAAAAATATTTCGTTTGGATCTAAAATTGCCATTTTATTTTATTGTTTTGTTATAAATATTTAATTTTTAAAAATTATGCAGGGAAAGTAGCTCCTGTTGGTAAAACGTTGAAATCCAAGTAAATATATTCAGCAGTCTTAGTAGGTTGTAAATAAATAGCACCTACTAATTGGTTTCTATCTACAACATCAGGAGTGTTATTTGAATCATCCATTACTACTTTGAAAGCATACAAACCTTGTTGTTGTTGAACTGATTCCAAATATGGATTTACTTGAGCCAAGAAGTTATTACGAGTAGCAATAGTGTTTTGTTCAAATACTAATGTTTTAGCAATATCACTGATTCTTGATTTCAAAGCAATTAACAATCTACGAACATTTACACGATCCAAAGCAGATGCTTGAGTTTGTAATGTTTTCTGTCCGTATACTACAACTCCAGTTCCTGGGAAAGTAGCGATAGGGTTAATTTTATTTTGGTATAAAGTATCCCTATCAGAGTTTGTTAATTTCTTTTCAGCACTTACCGCATTAATTAATCCACCTCTGTTTAAACCAGCTGGTGCAAACCAAGGAGCAGCTACTGTATCATTATTAACATAAACAGCAGGGATCATTGTTGAAGCAGGAACCCAAGTTAATTCATTTGTAATTGGATCTACTGTTTGAATCCAAGGCCAGTAAGTAGCAGCGTATGAAGAATCAATTGTATTAGCAGTAGAAGTTGCTGTAGCAACTGAACCATTAAATAATTCAGTATCAATTACCGCAATAGCATCTCCTCTGTTTTGAGTGTTATTAATTAAGTTAGTTAATTGGGTTTTATGAGTTGAAGCAGCATAACACAAACCAGGAACAGCAATCACATTGTATTGATATTCATCTGCATTTGACATTAAACTAATTGCGTTAGCGTAATCAGAAGCATTTAAACCTTGAGTATCTGAGTTTGAAATACCTTCATTGTATAAATCACTACCTTGAGTTAAGTTACCAGTTGCACCTCCTAAAACACCACTTTGTGCTACAGGAATAAAAGCAGTAAATTGAGTTTTAGCTACACCATTGTTATCAAAATAATTTGGAGTTTTAGTACCTACTGAAGAAACAGTCACATACTTACTCTTGTTAGGATAGTTACCACTTGTTTTTACATACTCTGCAGTTCCAGCTGAACCAGTTCCTAAAGTAAATACTTGGTTACCAATGATTTTTTCAATGTAGTTAGTAGCTGTAGGATCTAATGATAATCCAGTCCAGGTTTCTAAAACAACTTTGCTGTTGCTATTATCATTACCTTGTCTAATTAATAATGAGAAAGTACCAGAAGCAGTATTAGGAGAAACAATTTCCCATCTTACATTGTTTGAAGTACCATTTGACAATGAACCACTAGCATCTAATGATCCTGAACTGTTTTGGTCAGCACCGAAGCTAATTGTTGATAATTGGAAAACACTACCGCTTGTATAAGATCCAGCTGTACTACCAGAAATGAATGAAGAAGTAGCAGCTATAAATGAACCGCTAGCAACTCTTGTTACCCATAAACTAGTACCACCATTTTGGAAATAATTGTAAGCAGCAGTTGAAGTAAAGTAAGTGTATTGATTACTAGATCCACTAATAAAACTTCCGCCAAAATAAGTCAAATATTCTGAAAAGCTTGTAACTTTACGAGGGATATTTGGTTGGCCTTTTACTGTAGGGCCAATAATAGATGCTCCTATAGGGGCGGGAGCATTAGTGATCTGTGAAAGATCGTTTTCTCTTGCTAATACACCAGGAGATAAAAGTATTTCTGCCATTTTTTAGATTGTTTTTACGTTTTGTTATAAATATGTTAAAAAGACTCAAAAGTATTAACAGATAACTATTGATAAAAAAACCTTTTGCAGTAATAAATATGTTATTAAGGCTTAAGATACATCACTGTAAAGCAAACATCATCGTTACTTATAGCACCTCCTGCTTCTCTTATTCTAAATTGTCCTAAAGCAGGTGACTCAACATAAAAAACAGTATTTGGTCCTGGGGTTGTAGAACCTGAAGCTAATGTTGTTGTAACCCAAAACTCAGTTTGAAATCTTTTACCTGTAAGTTCAGTAGGAGTAAAAATAGCAGAAATACCTGAAGATAAAGTAGTTGAACCAGCCAACATTCCTAAATTACCATTTATAAAATTAGAACCTGATGGTTTATATTCACTTGATAATTTTTGGGCAATAGTAGAGTTAGTAGAGTTTACAGCGTTTAAGACATAAGAAGCAGATACTGCGTTTTGTATATAAGAGGCAGTAGAGGCAAATGAGCTACTAACACCATTCAATATATAAGAGGCAGACACCGCATTACGAACAAAAGAAGCCGTAGTTGAAAATGAAGCCGAAATAGCATTTAACACATAAGAGGCAGTAACCGCTGTTGTAGAAGCAATAGCATTGTTAGCCCAAGATGAAGTACCCAACATGCTGCCTGTAAAACCGTTTAGTGACGCTATACTACCTGTTAAAGTTAATGACCCCGAGATTGTAATGTCATATGCGAGGGTTCCAGTTAACGCGTCTATAGACTGTGTAACATGACCTGGTAATACTGTACCACCAGTGGTTATGCCTGTTTTTGTTAATATGTTTGCCATTTACGTATAAATATTAGAATACAGTGAATGTCGAAGATCCTGTTGCTGCAAATGTATGTACGGTATCTCCTCCTACTGAGGTGATTGTTCCTCCGGTTGCAATTGGGGGGCCTGGGTATCTGATGATTACTATACCTGAGCCTCCTGGTTGACTGGTGGTGTAACTACCTCCCCCTCCTCCGGTGTTAGCTACTCCGGGAGTACTACTTACCACAGGACTATCATTACCTCCAGTTCCTCCTCCTCCTAAACCTCCAATGTGGGTAGTTCCGGAATATGTACCACCACCTCCACCTCCGGCAAACCAGCCAGATGGAAATCCTAATCCTAAATTATCAAATATTGAAAAATATAGACCATTTCCACCAGGACCAGGTCCATTTGGGTTAGCCGCAAATCCAGCTCCACCACCACCTCCGCCTCCGCCACTGGAGCCATTGTTACCTCCATTATTACCTTGTCCTGCAGTTCCAGCTCCACCAGTGCCACTCCAGCTTCCACCACCACCCGATCCTCCAGTGTTTCCGTTTGCTACGAAAGTACCGCCTTTACCTCCTCCTATAGCTATATTACCGCCTAGAGAAGAATTTTGACCATTTGCATTAACACCTCCTGCTCCCACTGTCACGGTATATATATTTGGGGTCATAGGTATATTTACAAATAACAATCCACCTGCTCCACCACCACCGCCTATACTTCCACCGCCTGCTCCACCACCGCCTACTATCAAAGCTAATGCGTTTGTAGGTCTTACGGGAGGTGTTTTCTGTATTCTTTGAGTTATTGTTCTATAGTTATTATATCCTGAAGCAAAAGTTGAATATACTTTAGTATTAAAAATTGATCCTGAATATGCTTGAGAGGAGCTTATTGTTAAATTACCTACAAATAAACTTCCTGTTGTTGTTAATGATCCAGTTCCGTTTGCTAATGGTAGAGTAATACCTACTTCACCATCTATGTTAATATAGACCCTTCTTTCTAAAGGAGAAAACACAGTATCAACAAAATAATTTGACCCAGTCACAAAAGTAGTTGATGAAGACACCGAGCAAGAAACTGTAGAACTAATATTATAAGTAGCCCATAATTTACCCGATCCTCCACTCCCGCTTAAATACACTCCCCAATTTGGAAATGATCCGGAATTTTTAGATACCAAATAATGTATCCCATTAATGGAGGATGGTCTAAAAGCCATCTCAATGGTAAATGAACCGGTACCGTAATTTGCTACCGTGCCCGGGAATTGAACCGAGGCACTAGGGTTATTAAATACTATCCCTCCTTTAAAGTCTGATGAAAAAGAACATGAAACAAGTGAACCGGTGATTGACCGGTTAACAACTGAGGTCCAGGATGTTCCTGTCCCCGGGTATGAGGTTGGATCGGCCGCATCCACGTTTAAATCAAGGCCTTGAGTTACTATTTTTCCGAATGCGTATTGTACTGCCATTGTTTGTTATTGTTTAGAATATTGCAAATGATGAGGTACCGACTGTCCTGAAGACGTGGTAGGTAAAACCGCCTGATTGGGTTATTTCACCGCCTAGGGCTATTGGACCTCCTGAGTAACGGATTGCTACTATACCTGATCCTCCTGCTCCTCCTTGGGCATTAAAATTCCCACCACCGCCACCTCCACCGGTATTTGATGAACCTGTGATTGTTAGAGTAGGTACTACACCCACTACTACACCTGAAGCTCCGCCGCCTCCTATACCACCGTATCCATTAGTACCTTGCCCTGATCCTCCACCACCGGCAAACCAACCTGCTGGTGATCCACCTATAAATGAAAATGCGGAAGCAAATGAACCAGAACCACCATGACCGCTAGGTGTAACACCTCCGGCAATACCTGGTGTTCCTGCACCTCCACCACCTCCGTGACTATTACTGTTGTTAGCACCTCCATTATTACCTTGCCCTGGGGTCCCTAATCCACCGTCTCCTCCACCTGATCCTCCGGTTTGTGCTTGTCTACCGCCTCCTATAGTTATAATATCTCCAAATTGTGAATTTGCTCCATTTTGCCCACCTGATGTAGCGGCACCACCACTCCCTACTATAACTGTTTTAACACCGGGGGTCATGTTAAAATTAGTGTAGTATAACATACCTCCAGCTCCACCACCTGCAGACCAGTTACCTGAAGATAATCCGGCTGATGCTCCCCCGGCCACAACTAGCACATCAAATATTCGTTTACCGGTTTCTGGAATTGGTGGTCTTGAAAATCTAGTTGATGTAGCATTATAATTTAGAGTAGGTAGAATAAAATTTGCTACACTGTATATTTTAGCTGTATAAATTGAACCTGAAAAATTCTGAATATTATTTTGTGAAAAGTTACCTACAAACAAACTTGATGTAGTTGTTAATGATCCTCCACCATTACCTAGAGTACCGCCTTCAAAAATACCGTTTATTGAAAATCCAGACCCTGACTGCCCTGGTGCTAGAGTAGCATCCACCTGATAAACAGACCCTGTTACAAAGGTTGTTGAAGATGATACCGAACAAGAGATTGCAGCCGTAGGTCTAAATTCAGACCATAACTTACCCTGACCTGAGGAACCAGACAAATAAACTGCCCAGTTAGGAAATGAACCAGAATTTTTAGACATTAAATAATGTCTTCCATTTATGAAAGTTGGCTTAAAAGCCATCTCGACGGTAAAGGAACCGGTACCATAATTTGCCGTAGTATTTGGGAAAATAACGGCCGAAGATGAATTTGAGAAAGTTAATCCTCCATAAAATTCTGAGGTATAAGAAATCGAGCCGGTTAATGAACCGGTTACTCCTGATTTTAGGTCAGTCCATACTGTGCCTGATCCAGGGTATGATTGTCTATCTGCTGCATCAACTAATAAGTCTAGCCCAGTTGTTATTATTCTAGGTCCGTTTCCAAATGCCATAATTTATTATAAATATTACTCCTGTGTAGGAATTTCATCTGGCATTGGGATAGGTTTGGGTTTGTATTCAATGCGTGGGCATTGTTTGATCCATTGAAAGTCTGGATGAGTGCAAAGATCCTGCTCTACAGTTGTTATAAACCAGTTTTGATCTACATCCTGTTGAGGCCAGAAATACACATCAATCGTGTATTTTTGATTTTCAATTTGTTCTTTTTGTTCGAGTGTTAATAAGACTACTTGTTCCATAAAATTTATTAGTTAGGATTTCTTCCTAATGTGACATTAAATGCTTGTATTAATGTGTATAGATTATCAACATCTGTCTGTGTTAATGCTTCTCCTAAAGTAGCGAATCCAAATCTATAAGTACTGTTCCAGCCTGATGTTGCATTTAAAGAGATAGGAGAGTTACCAGTAGCAGGGTTATATCCTTTGGTTGAAGTGCTATTAATAGTGACACCACCTCGAGCATAACCAGCTGAAGATGAAGCTGCTGTTCTTGTCATAGCAAATAATCCTAAAGCATTAGAAGGGAAAGTACCTCCTGAGGTTGTAGTCCAAACAGATTCTCCAGGGTTGTAGTAAAAACCGGAACCGTTATTGTAGTTAGGAAATATTTCAAAGGAATTATTTACAAACCCTGCATTTGATCCAAGTCCTGGATTAGCACCTGCAGATGATGTTACCGTAGTGTAAATAGAAGCGTGTAGAGAAGTTGCAGGACTTAGAGATGCAGTATTAGGTCTCCAGTTTGTCAAAGCAGTACCACCACCTCCTGAACCTGTAGAGTTGACAGTCCACGCTCCTGAGAAGATTAATCTGTAGGCTAAGTCAAGATCCCTAGGATCTTTTAAGTTCCATTTGTTAGAGAATATATTACCTCCTACAAAAGGATATAAAGCATGCATTTTATCCCATAAGTTATTTGATTTTAATCCGATAACTAATGTGTTAACAGCTGCAACTTCTACACTACTTGTAATGTTTGCTACTTCAATAAATCTAAATGCATCAGGATCTGTTACATACGGGAATAAATTAGAAGGCGGTAATCCAAATCTAGTAGCGAATGCATTATAGTTTTGAACCAATTGTGTATTTGGTACATCGGTATTGTATGAGAAGAAACTTGCCATAGACCCGGTATAAAAACTGGATGTTACACCAAATGTTCCTCCTAGGTATAATCTATTATTTGCATTATAACCTACTGTTGAACCTGTGGTTACTGCATAATCAGTAGGCTGTCCATTTACATACATTCCTATAACGGTATTTCCGTAAGATGCATTAACAATAGACCAAGATCCGGTTGGAACAGAACCAGTAACCCTATAAACTACTTGAGTAGATCCTGTTGCAGAATACACCGACAGTACAGCCGATTGATTAGATGATGAATAATCTAATTTATAAGTCCAAGATCCGGTATTTGATCCTGAGGCATAAGATAAAATTGTGTAATTGCCTGAAGATGAAGGTGCTGGTTTAACAGCAACCTGAAAAGACCATGAAACTGAAAGATCACCAATATTACCAAAATCAACATAGGAACTAGTTGTTCCGGGGTATGTTAAAGCCCCATAATTATCTGTGGGACTAAATCCTATAATTCCATTAATGGTACCGTTTCTGGTAACGGGTCTAAAAACATTAACCCATGTTGATGAACCTGAGGTATATGAGGATGCATTGGCTGCATCTACCTCAAGTAAGATTCCGGTTTTTGTTATGTTAGGTCCTCCTGCTACTGGCATATGTTATAAATATTGATGAGGTTTAGAATAGTTTACACCACCCCTCCGTCTGTTATACTCCAGCCGTAGCCGGTAATTGCTGTTCCCCCGGTTGCAGTTGGATCGTAGATTGTATTAAGAGTTAGGGTGGTCGGTGAACCTACAACAGCCACTGTCTGTACTCCGTTTATTCCTGCGAATGAACTGCCGGAAATAAAGATTTTGTTTCCTACTATGACACTGTGACTTACCGAACAGGTGATGGCTGTAAATCCTCCGTCGTTTGAGTATCCGGTGATACTTGCGGTATTGTAGGTTCGGGATAATAATGCTCTTCCTTCGGCGGCTGATCCTGAGTATTTAACTGTGTTAAAAGTAATAGTTCTTTGAGGTTGTAGTTTATAATTAATCCAACCATCGTAGATTAAATGTAAATGTGAGTAGGTTGTTTTAAGATTCATAAACCCGGTGAAGTTAGTTACGCTACCTACATTCCAAGATCCGATAGGTTGGTTGAAGTTTGAAGTGGCGGCTAGCATATTAGACATATCTGTTACTTTAGAAGTATCCCAGTTGTTAATAGAACTTGAACCACTATTATTAAATGCACCGTCTCCGTTAAACATATTACCCATATCTGTTACTTTAGAAGTATCCCAAGTTCCTATGTTCTGGTTAAATGTACTAGCTGCTGCAAACATCCCGTTCATATTAGCTACGTTAGCGGTATTCCAGCTACCTATTGGTTGATTAAATACACTTGCACCTTGGAACATTACCTGCATAGAGGTTACGTTACCTGTATTCCAGTTATTTATCGAGTACTGGAAAATGTGGACTATAATTTTTGCAGTTGCGTATCTGATTTTATTGCATATTAAAGTCAGAAAATTAGAGTCTGAAAACCAGAACCTATCTGATACAGTTTTCAGGCAAGATAGCACAATAGTTGCCGTTAGAAGTAAGTACATGGT